CATCGGCCGAGGACACGGCGACCAATCTGGCGGAAGTCGAGATTGCGCGCCCGTTCTGCACGGACGAATCGACCTGATGCGAAAGGTCGCGATCATTGGCAAGGCCGGCACGTCTGGCCTTGCTCCTTGGCGCGATATGGAGTGGGAAATCTGGGGGATGCCCTGGATTTCCTGCCCGCGCGTAACACGGCTGTTCGATGTTCATACCGAAGATCGTTGGTCCGAGAGCAAGGTTCTTAAGGACGCCGATTGGATCGAGATGTATCGGAGGGAGTATCCCGAAATTCCGGTTTATTGCGACAAGTCGCGCTTCCATGTGTTCAATAAGCCGATTGAATTGCCGGTTGACGAAATCATGGCATTTCTGCCGTTTGCCTACCTTGAAAACACCATCGCCTACCAACTCGCAATGGCGATCATGGAGGGCGTTGACGAGATCGGGCTGTGGGGCATCCACATGATGGGCTCCGGAGAATACGTCGAGGAGCGCCCGTCCGTCACTTATCTGATTGGTTTGGCGCAGGGCCGTGGGATCAAGGTTACGATCGCTCCGGGCTCGCCCTTGTTCATGTCCGTCAATGTTGCCGGGCGCTACGGCTTGCCGGGCGGCAAGCGTTTTTAACTGGAGAACTCCTGAATGTCGGAAAAACTCCCGATCCTGATCCATCGCTTTTACACGGTCTATGAAGACGATCCGAAGAAGCCTGGCCAAACCCGAGCTCGAGACATGGTGGAATTTGGCCCCATCGGCTCGGCCGGCCGCACGCATTGCGTGGAGAGGATCGATATTCTTAGCAGTGTCCACAAGAACCCCGGCGCTAATCCTGGAATGCAGGCCGCGAAGGCGCTCTGGGAGTTCATCCGCCCGCGCTATGAGGCATGGAAGAACAATCAGGATCTTCCAGAGACTGGCACGCCACTGGCGGCATGGAACCACCTGACCCAGCAGCAAGCGGAAATCCTCAGGGTCAATGGTGTCAGGAGCGTCGAAGATTGCGCCGTGCTCACGGATACGCACATTCAGCGCATTCCGATCCCGAACATGCGCTCGATTATCGAGGCGGCCAAGAAGTTCCTCGATAGCAAGGATGTCAACAAATACTCGGCTGAATTGGCTTCGCGCGATGAGACGATTGCGGCTCTCACGGCCCGGATCGACCAGCTTACCGACATGATTGCCAACCAGGACGAACCCAAGCGCCGTGGACGGCCTCCGAAGTCTGAGCAGGAGGCGGCATGACCCTTCTTTCCATCGTCCAGAATGCGTCAGACCGGCTTGGCCTGACGCGCCCCACTGCGGTTGTTGCGTCCCTCGACGTGCAGGTGTTGCAGATGCTGGGGCTGGCTCAGGAAGAAGGCAAGGATCTGGCTGACCGCCACACTTGGCAGGCGCTGCAGGCCGAGCACACGTTTTCGACATCAAACGGCACGGCTTCCTATGCTTTGCCGAGCGCGTTTGATGCGATCATTAAAGATACCGTGTTTAACCGGACGCGCCGCCGCCGCATGTATGGCGATTTAACCCCGGAACAGTGGCAGGAAACGCAATCCAGCCTCGTGACGATGGTCAACCCGGCGTTTCGTATCCGGGGGAGCCTGTTCTACATCTCGCCAACTCCAACGGCCACGGAAACGATTGCTTACGAGTACATGAGCAAGAACTGGTGTCAGTCGTCGGGCGGCACGGGGCAATCGGCTTGGGCTGCCGACACTGACACCGGCATCCTTGATGAAGAGTTGATGACCCTCGGGCTCAAGTGGCGCTGGAAGAAATCCAAGGGCCTCGATTATGCCGAGGATTTCAACTCTTACGAAATCAAGGTGGCCAAGGCCATCCAGGACGACGGTGCCAGGATGCGGATTTATGCCGACAATTCCGAGCGGGACCGTGTTCCGCACCCGCCGCAAACGCCTGAGACGCTGATCTTCTCCTGATGCTTCGACAGCCCGCCCGTTCCAATCCCGGCCGACAGCAAGTCTCGCGGGGCAAGAGCCTTCCTGCTCCTGTCGGCGGGTGGGATGCGGTGTCGCCCATCGCTGACATGCCGGAAGACAGGGCGGTTGCCCTGGAAAACTGGTTTCCGTCAACGGGTGACGTTCGGGTAAGGCGCGGGCACGCCGAGCACTGCGACGGCATGGGTTCAAGTGTTGTCGATACTTTGATGGTCTATAACGGCCTGACGGTTGCGGCCTCCAAGATGTTTGCCGTGACTAACGGCACGATCTACGATGTCAGCGCGAGTGGTGCGGCTTCGGCCACCACTGAGACGGTTGCCAATAATCGCTGGCAGTATGTGAATTTCACGACCTCTGGCGGCAAGTTTCTGTGGTGCTGCAACGGGACCGATGCGCCGCTGCATTACAACGGCTCGGTGTGGGCTGAGCCTGCAATTACAGGCATTACCGCTTCCGATATTATCAACGTAAACGGCCACAAGAACCGGCTGTGGTTCGTCCTGAAGGACTCGACCAAGGCGGCATACCTCGCGACGGGCGCGGTTGCTGGCGCAGCGACAACCTTCGAACTCGGCGGGCTGTTCACACAGGGCGGCTATCTGGTCGCGATGGCGACCTGGACCCGTGATGGCGGGGCGGGAACTGATGATCTCGCTGTATTTGTGTCATCTCGTGGGCAGGCTGCGGTGTATGCGGGCACGGACCCGTCGTCGGCATCAACCTGGGAATTGATCGGGGTCTATGACGTAGGTCCGCCGATTGGCTATCGGTGCTTTACCAAGGTCGGCGCCGAGCTGATGCTGTTGAACATCGACGGCGTTCTTCCCCTTTCCAAGGGGCTGGTTCTGGACCGGGCGGCACAGAGCCAAGTCACCATCACGCTAAACATCAACAACGCGATCAACGAATACGCCCGTCTATACAAGAACAATTTCGGCTGGGAGCTGGTGCCTTACGCAAAAGGCACAATGGCGATTCTGAATGTTCCGACGCATGAGGGCGTGACGCAAATCCAGCCAGTGATGAACACCATTACTGGGGCATGGTGCAAGTTCACGGGGATGAACGCCAATACCTGGGCAGTATTCAAGGACGGTCTGTACTTCGGCGGCAATGACGGGATTGTCTACCAGGCTGACACTGGCGCCATTGACGTTGAAACCCCGATCGATGCGATTGGGCAGTCGGCTTATAATTATTACGACATGAAGGGCCGGCTGAAGCAGTGGAAGCTCATCCAGCCGTTGCTAACGACCGACTCCGACAACCGGCCGGCGATCGGTCTTTCTACGGACTACCGGGACAATGCTTCCTTGGGAACGCCGTCGTCCACGGCCTCGGTGTCTGCGCTTTATGATACTGCGGTTTACGATACCGACGTTTACGCCGTGGAAGGCCGGACGGTCGCAGACTGGACGAGCATTTCCGGGGTAGGGCAGTGCGCCGCGATCCACTTCCGGGCACGGACTGGAGTTGTGGGGAATACAGGCGATGTCATCATGCGCCTGAACGGCTTCAACGTGATCTTTGAGCCGGGCGGCTTCCTGTGATCGTGGTGGACGGCCCGGAGATCGGCGCCTATGTCGGCAAGCGGCTTGGTGTAGAGATCAGCCCGCCCTTTCAGGCCATTGGATTTATGACGGACGACAAGCGGCCACTGTCCGCGTTCGTCTTCAATGACTTTAATCAGTCAAACATGGAAATGACCATTGTTGCGGAGCCCGGTGGGATTACCCGTCAGGTGATCCGCTACGTTGCAAACTACGTGTTCAACACGAGCAAATGCCGCCGCCTGACGGTGCGAACGAAGAAGCGCAACAAGCGCATTCTCAAACTCGCCCCCCGCTATGGCTTCAAATACGAATGCCTCGCGAAACACTATTTCCCGGATGACGATGCCGTGGTGTTTCGGATGCTACGAGACGAGTGCCGCTGGATATGAAAGCACCTGCCCCGCCTCCTGCGCCAGATCCGGTCAAAACGGCTGAAGCGCAAGCCGCCTCCAACGTAAAGACCTCGACCACTCAACAGCAGTTGAACATGGTCGATCAGACGAACCCTTATGGGTCGCAGAAGTACACTCAGACCGGGACTTGGGCGGACGGCACCCCAAAATTTGAGATGACCACGACCTTTTCGCCGCAGGAGCAGGCGAAGCAGGAGCAGCAGTGGGAATTTGACAAGCTCACCAATCAGCTTGGCATCAACCAGACCAAAAAGCTAACCGGCATTCTCGACACGCCCTTCAAGATCGACAACGAGGCGACGGAAAGCCGGCTGATGGAGTTGGGTCGCAAGCGGCTTGACCCGGTATTGCAAGAGCGGTCGGCAGCGCTGGAGGCAAAGCTATATAACCA